AACATCCTAATCTTCAAGCCGCAGGGCGTGGGAAACGAACGCCTCGTCCGCAAATTCGGCGTCGGCATCAAGCCCGAGACCGGCTTGCACAAGGCTTGGGTGATCCGCGAGGGCGACGACTTCTCCCTGCCCCAGTTCGACGGCCTAGAAATCATCGCCCCGACATGGACTCCCAAATCCCTCTCGGGAAAGGTCATCGCCGTCGTATATCCGCTCGAAAAGGCCAACGGCGACGTCGAGTGGCTCATGGCCGACCGCTCATCGGTAATCGCCAACGTGGTCGCCCAGGTGCGACAGAACGCCCTCTACGCCTTCATCGCGAAGGACGAGCAGGGCAAACCCGTCTACCGCTACGGAAAGCAGGTCGTCGACATCAAGGCACGCGACGCCTACTACGAACGCGTCAACCAACTGGCCGAAGCCGCCAAGGGCGACCTCGACAAGTTCCTCGCCAACGCCGAAATCAAACGCTACGTCAACCCCACCTACACCTCCTACGGGAGCATGGAGGCCATGATCGAGCGCAAGATGAAGAACAACGCCCTCAAGCAGTACCCCAAGGACTACGAATCGTCCGTAATCGCCAAGGCCGTCGCGGACATGGCGGAGGACAGGGACGACACGCTCGACGGCGACGCGCAATACGTCGACGTCTCCGAGAACGTGATCGAGAAGGTCGAGGAGGAGACCAAACGCCCAGCCAAGGGAGAACCCGTCCACGACTTCTCCGTGGACGACGAGACGGGCGAGATCGTAACCGAACCGGCCAAGCCAGAGCCGAAGCCCGAAAAGGCCGCGCCAAAGCCGACCAAGGCCGAAGAAGAACCCGTCGCGGACGAATTGGACGACCTCCTATGAAATCCATCTGCCTAGCCTCGTCGAGCGCGGGCAACTGCTACTTCCTACAACTCGAAACCGGGAGCCGCACCGCCACCGTCATGGTGGAGTGCGGCATCCCCCCTCGGGCGATACTGAAGGGCATGGTCGAGAACGGGTTGGACGTGGCGAACGTCGAGGCTTGCCTCGTCACACACCACCACGGCGACCACGCCTCCGCGATGAAGGCCGTCTCGGACTGGGGAATACCCGTCTACACGCACGCCGAAACGCTCAAGAGGTGGAACGTCGGCGGAAACGCCTTGGAAGAACTCAAGCCGACCAAAATCTGCGAAGGGGTTGCGGTGCTCCCGTTCCCCGTCAAGCACGACGCGGAAGGCTCGCTCGGCTTCGTCATCAAGACCAAGGCCGAGACGGTCATCTTCGTCAACGACTGCAAGTACTGGGAGACCAACCTCTCGCGCTTCCGCCCCAACTACGTCTTCATCGAGTGCAACTACTGGGAAAAGCAAATCTACGCCCAAATCAACGCTCTGCACGAAGAACTCGCGGAAGGCGGACTGCCCGCTGCCGAAAAGAGGGAAGTCGGGCTTAAGATAAAGCAGTTCGAGAGGAACGTGGACGCGCATATGTCGCTGGCCGGTTGCCTCCGCTCGCTGAAGAAACTCGACCTGTCGAGATGCGCGGCGATATTCCTCATGCACCTCTCGGACGCGAACGCCAACGAGTACGAGATGAAGAACTCGGTCGAACGCCAGACGGGAATCCGCACCTACGTGGCGAAGAAAAAAGGAGGTTTCAAGTAATGGCTCATAAACGAATGTTTAGCCGTGACGTTATCGGAACAGAATGGTTCACCGATATGCCGGCAACTGCCCAAATGCTCTACGTGCACCTATCGATGGATGCGGACGATGACGGATTTATTGTGAACATAAAGACCGCCATGATTAACTCGCACGCATCGAAGGACGACCTTTTAATCCTCCTCTCCAAACGCTATATAATCCAAGTCGAGGACGGTTTGTACCTCGTAAAGCATTGGAGGCAAAACAACTACATCCAAAAAGACCGAAAGAAGCGAAGCGACTACGCCGACAGGCTCGTCAATTTCGGCATCAAGGAAGACGGCTCCTACACCCTCAAATCTGAAAGCGATAAATGCGGTGAGATCATCGACATGGCACCGCAGAAAAAACCGCTCGAAGGCGCGAGGCTCGCAAGATACGAAGCGAGGAAAAACAGCGACCTTCCGTACTGCTTCGACTACAAGATTCGCCGCGCGTTCAACGGCAAGAGATGCCCTATTTGCGGCGTGACGATGATTCAGGCGAAAGACTATTCAAGCCCAACGATCCAACACAACGTTCCGATTTCTATGGGCGGTCGCCACGAAATCACGAACATCTCCGTAATCTGCCGACACTGCAACACCTCCATCCAAAACCATCAAACGACCGGGCCATTGAACAACGACGAAGTCCAAAGAGTTTGGAACGAAATCGGGAACGTATCGGGAATGGATACAGAGAATAGTATAGAAGAGAGTAGATTAGAGGAGGTTAGTATAGTTGAGAATAACCAAGAAATAATTGAGGGTAGTTTAGAAGAAAGGGGTCCGGGGGAAACCTCGGGCGCATACGCCTACACAAGGGAGGAAATTGAATCCTCCGACCTAGTGGCGGAGGAGTGCCTCACCATGAAGGCGAGGCGCGAATCGGGCGTGCGGTTGCCGCCCGAATGGGAAAACACCCTAAACGATTTCGGGGGGATTATCCAAAAGTACGAGGACGACAAGCCTTGGTAACGGAAAGGGGAAACGAAATGCAAATGACGAAAACGCTAAAAAGGATCGGAACGCGCTTCGTGTGCGACATCGCGGAATCCATCGCCTTCTTCTCGGTCTGGATTTTATGGGGATTGCTCCTGCGCCCCGGCATCGCCATCGTGAACATAGCGGTCGAACTCCTGTGCGTAATCCGAGACTTCATCGTCTTCCCGTTCGAGTTCACGGACGGAATGAGAAAGGCGGACGACGGCTATGGTGATTGACTTCGACCACGCGACAACCGAAGAGGTCGCCCTCGCATACATCCGCGTGACATACGCCAACAAGGGCAAGATACGAGCCGCCGTCGTGAGGGGAGGCAGGATACGCTGCGAACTCCACGGAGGGGTCGTGATCGAGGCCGAAAGCCCCGAGGCTTTGGAGGCCATCCTATTAGTTCAAAAATTTTGACCTAATTCCGCCGAAACGGAACAAAAAATACCGAAATTTACGAAACCGTGCAGAAAACTGCACAGTTTAGGAAAAAAGCATGAAAACAAAGACAAAAGCAATCGTCGTCTGCGCTTGCGTCGCAGGGGTTATCAGCGCGGCATTAACCACAGGAATCCTAATTGCGAAACGCAACGAAGGGGCAAAAACCCCGAGCGGTTGGTGCGTCGAACAAATCAAGGAAATTGACGAGTTCGAGAAGAACGGCATAACGGATTACGTCTACAAAACGAACGAAGCGTATTGCGTCGCAGAACATTCAGATTTCAACAAATACTACTTCATCGAAATCATATACGAAGACGTCTATGGCTCTTGGTACGAAAAATGGTTCGGGGCGATCGCATACAAGAAAACGATTTGGAAATACCTGAAAAAGGAACAGGTTGTCGCCGTCGAGTGCGAAATGCTTGCGAGGACGGAATGGTGGTAACTACGCTTTCCCACCTATGCAAAACAGAACAACTAAAACTTTTCTAGGAGGAAAAGCAATGAAAGCCCAGCAACTAACGTTGTTCGACATCAAGCCCGACTATACCGACTACCAGATTCGGAAATGGACGGAAAAGTACGTCGAATACTGCAATCGCGTCTATAAGGAACGCGGCGATTCCACCGGCGAATACTGCTGCGGATACCACTGGTGCTGCGACGAGTGCAGGCAGAAGTTGTGCAACGGCTGCGCCGATTGCGTCCACACCATCAAGCAGATAGCAAGGGAACTGCAAATCAAGATCGACTATTCAGATTTTGATTTCGAGAAGTTTGAGCGGCGAATATACGAAGCCTACGCAAAAAGCAAAGGTTGGAAAATCGAAAGCGAGGAAACAAAATGAAATACCTCAGAACGAAAGACGGATTCTTCGTATACGCTGGGAAAATGCCTATTTCTTTAAGAAACCAAGCGAAAGGCGATTACTACCGAGGCGTTCTCGATAGAAAGTACCATCGCTATGGCGTCGGGATTCTGAAAAAAGAGAACATTATAAAGCAATCCGACGACATCGAGGAACTTATCGACAAATTCGTTATATGCGGTGAAAACGGCGACAAATTCATATATGACCCATTCAAGTTGGATGGCTGGATTGTCGAAGGAACTCTGTATGGCGCAATCTGGACCGACAATGGCCTAATCTACGTGGCGAAACTGAACGAGAAAGGAGAATGGGAACTGTTATGAAATCAATCATCATCAGCATCCGCCCCGAATGGACGGCGAAGATACTCAACGGGGAGAAAACCATCGAGGTGCGAAAGACCGCCCCGAAAGACCTGCCTTGCGAGGTTTATATCTACTGCACGCAAGGTGAGGAAGAACTATACGAAGCGTTTATGCCTATGGGTGAGAAAGCACCATATCAGTCGAAGCCAAAATGGTGCGGTCTTGTAGGTGGAGTGCTTAAACAAGGCAACCATCTAAACGGCAAGGTCGTCGCGAAGTTCACGCTTAGGGAAGTGACCCAATATATCAACGGGAATAACGTATCCAAAGACAGCGGATATATGTTCGGTGACGCGGAACGAGGAGGGGTTTACGAAAAGGCGTGCCTTACGGACGAGGACATCGACAGATATATCCCCGATGAATCCTTCTACGCCTGGCGCATCTCCGACTTGCAAATCTTCGATGAGCCGAAAGACCTCTCCGAATTCGGATTGAAACGCGCTCCCCAATCGTGGCAATACGTGGAGGAAAGGGAATGACGAACATCGAGAAATTCCTAAAACACCACGGTTTTCGCCTGAATGTAAGCCACGAGCAGGCCAAGCGCGTTGACCCAGACATCGGTGGTATCTATGAGAAAGGGCACCTAAGCGTAGGCCTTTACCCAAGACTTAAGTTATGGATATTGGATAGTTTGGATATAACTGACAATGGTTTCGATTCAATCAAAGAATTTCATGAATTTCGCCGCTTGTTCTATTCTTTTGATACGGCGTTGAGACAAATCGAAGACCCTTGGGGGGAAGCAAAATGAACGAAGATTTGAAAAAAGTATTTCCCGACGTCAAGGAAATAAAAATCGACCCCGATTATGGATTGAGGCCGGACGACCGCCTAATGCTCATCTTGCTTCCAGACGGTGACATCGAGATATGGACGGGGTGGTCGAACGGATACGGGACCCCCATTCCTAGGTTTCGAGTTCGCCACCGCTTCTACAACCCCGGCGACGATTTGAAGCAAAACCTCATGGAAGAGTACGAGGAGTTATGCAAGATGAAAAGGAAGGTCGGTATTTTAAAACCCTAGTGCCGTTTCGCGGAAATCCGTGTTAAGATATTCCCGACGGCAAGGGAAACGGACAACGTACTTCTTCTACCATCCCTGCCTATGCGTCTCCTTGGGAAAGCGCGCCATGTCGTTGATCGTGGCGCGTTTTCTCATCTCGGGTGCCGAATCGGGGGTTCGGAGGTTTAACATCTAAATAAACAAAGGAGACGAAAACGAAAAAATGCTTACGCCTAGACAAAGATGGCTCCTCGACTACGTTACGCGGGAAGCCCGAATCGACAACTCGCGGTGGATACCGCTCAAGGAAATCGTGGAGGCGATGGACTGCGACCTCTCATACTGCGAGGGCGACAACTACCGAATCAACAGCAACCACGCCGCGCACAACCCATGCCCGGCGCTATGGTCGGACAAGGAGGCCATCAACGCCGACCCGACCGTCGAAACGCCCCTCATCTACAACAATTACGCGCTCAAAATCCCGTCGAGCCTCGAAGAACTCGACGAATACTACGCGAACGACCTCGAAGCGAGGGCGAGGAAGATGCTCTGGCGCATGGGCGTCGTCCGCAACAAGGCGCGGAAGGACGGCCAGATGGCCATCGAGGTGGACGCGGAGGGCAACCCCACCGAACGCTTCATAGAGGCGGTCATCCGCAAGTCCGCGATGGAGATAGCGCAGGAAAAGGAATAAATCATGGAAGACCAACACGAACAATTAAACCTATTCGAGGCTTCGTTCGAGAAGCCCGACCACTTGCCGAGCCACATCAGGCTCATCGAGTTCTTCGCAGGCATCGGGGCGCAAGCGAAAGCCCTAGAAATCCTCGGAGCCGACTTCGAACACTGGAGGACGTGCGAGTGGTCGTGGCAGTCCATCACCGCCTACAACGCGATACACATGGGCGGCGAGATCGCGGACACATCCCAACTGACCTATGGTGACGTCTTACGCGAAATCGAAGGGGTATCGCACGACTATAACAAGCCTATGACATTCGACCAACTCAAGAAGAAGGGCGAGAAATGGGCGCGCGAACTCTTGGGCAGGATGTGGGCTAACCGCAACTACTGCCCAGACGTATCGAAACTCCACGCGGAAGACCTCGGCATAACCGACAGGGGGGGGGCATACGTATATCCTCACCTATTCCTTCCCTTGCCAAGACCTGTCAAACGCAGGTTTGCTGAAAGGAATGGAGAAAGGGAGCGGAACGCGAAGCGGCCTCCTTTGGGAAGTCGAGCGCATCCTTCTCGAATGCAAGGAAGCCGATTGCCTACCCCAAGTCCTCCTCATGGAAAACGTGCCTGGCGTATGCGGCTCCAAGAACCTAAAGCCGTGGAATGATTGGCTCGATGCGCTAGAGCATATGGGTTATACAAACTATCACAAAATCTTGAACGCCAAGGATTACGGCATCCCCCAGAACCGTCGCAGGTGCTTCATGCTGTCCATCCTGGGCGAGTACTCGTTCTCGTTCCCCAAGAAGATGCCCTTGCGCTACCTCCTAAAGGACTTCATCTACAAGAAGGTGGATGAAAAATACTACCTCTCCGACGACCTCGTAAAGGAGTTCCAGCGGTACGTAGACGAGGAAGGAGGCAAAGATGCAAACCCTTCCTAGCCATCCCTTCGGCAACCGCGAAGGGCTACATGGAAGCCCATGCAGGGGATGGCGTGATACCGAGTTGGAAAGGCGCACGCGGAGTTGTTCAATTGGGGGCAATCCCTACTCTGCTCACTTCGCCAGAGACGATTGGGGTGGTGGTAGATGATTAAACGCGTAGAGTGCTTTGAGTTCCGCCCGGTAGATCGCGAGATAAGCGGAACCGTCCTCACCAAGCCATACGACTACACGAAGAAAGGGCAGATAGTTATATTCGAGCATGAAAAACGAAAATAGCGAAGCGCCCATCCTCCTTGGGTATTGGCCAGGCAAGCGTTGGAAGCAAGCGAGGGCCGTATTCGGACGGGGGGGGTTATCGCCAACACTTACCGCCGAAATGGGCGGCCACGGAAACAACTACGTGTACGTGACGGAGGACGAAGATAATCGAGAAAGGAGCGATATGCTTAGAATAAGAAAACTTACCGAGGGCGAGTGCTATCGTCTAATGGGCTTCCAGAAGAAAGACCACGACGCGTGCAAGGACGCAGGGCAAAGCGCCGCCAACGTCTACCACCAAGCCGGCGATAGCATCGTCACGACCGTACTCGTCGCCTTGTTCGGCGAATTGCTCGGCATCGACTACAAGGCCAAGATCGAGAAGTATTGCGACGGCCTACACGCCGAGACGGAAGTGTAACAACATGAACCTTGACGAAGCGTATGATTACCTCAAAGCCACCTGCGACGAAAGGCAGATGGAAGCCGTGGAATCGATAATCGCGTCCAAGACCGCGAGGGGAGGAAGGCGCATCGAGTTCCACGACGAACGGCACCGCTACCAACGCGAATACATGAAGGCGTATCGCCGGAAGAACCTTTCCAAGATGCGCGAATACAACCGAAAATACCAAAAGGAATACAAGAAATGAGCGAAAAAACTGAAATCACGAACCTGCCAATCAAGATACCGAAGGGCAACGAGGCCATCTTCGTCTTGGCCATAACCGTCGACAAGGACGGAAAGGCGTCCATCGCGTACAACTTCCAAAACAACGTGAACGTCTCCAAGGTCGCGATGGCCTTGGAGGACTTCGCCAAGAGGCTCGCGGCAAGCAACGCCGACGCGTAAGGGGAAAGGGGATAATTATGTCGAAAGCAAAACCTGTGGAGGCGAAGCGCGAGCCGTTCGCCCTCAAGCACGTGGACGAGGCGAAAGAAATCGTCTTCTCCAAGAAACGCTCCATCCGATTCGTCGAGACCGTCGGAACCGTCCGTGGCGTCATCACCGTCTCGCCTACCGACGACGAAGGCGCGGACATCAAGTTGCAGGTCTTTCCCATCGGGGCAAAGATAGCCAAGTCGCTCCACGTACCATGCGCCGACGCCGAGGACTTCCCGTTCTCGTTCATGGAGGCAAGGAAGAAGATACTTGCCAAGATGGAAGAGACGTCAAAGGCCCGAAAGAAGTACAATATAAAATAACGAAAGGAAAAAACATGATCGAAAAAGTAAACCCAAGCCACCCCGACAAGGTGGCCGACCGCATCGCCGGCGCAATCGTCGACCTCGCGTACAAAAAGCAGAAAGATCCGAAGATCGCCGTCGAGGTGCTCGTCGGGCACCGCCACGCCACCGTCATCGTAGAGACCTCGGTGGAACTTACGTACAAATCCGTCCTGAAAATCGTGAAGCGCATCACGGGGCAGGACTGCCACCTCGACTTCGTGCAGAAGCCGCAAGACCGCTCGCTCGCGAAGAACCAGCAGGGCAAAATCCGCTGCGGCGACAACGGCATCTTCAAGGGCGTGCCCCTCACCGACGAGGAAAAGGCTCTCTCGAACATCGCACGCCACATCTACTCGAAGTATCCGTATGACGGCAAATACATCCTCGCGGGGAAGAAACTCATCATCTGCCAGTCCAACGCGCGCTCCGAGGACATCCGCAAAATCTACCAGACCGCGACCATCAACCCATTGGGAGAATGGACGGGAGGAATCAACGTCGACACGGGCGCGACCAACCGCAAACTCGGAAGCGACATGGCCCAAGGCGTGACGGGCGGCGGCCTCCACGGAAAAGACCTATCCAAAGCGGACGTCTCCGTAAACATCTACGCCTTCCTCCAAGCGCAGAGGACGGGGAAGCCCGTCGAACTCTTCTGCGCCATCGGCGACGAGTACGTGGACGGCAAGCCCTACGAGGAAATCGTCGAGATCGCCCGCGAGTTCATCCGCGTGCAAGGCGGCTTCGAGCGTTTCGCGGAGTGGGGGCTATTCTAGGGACTATAGGGTAAATAACATACGCAAAACGGAGTGGGAAACCGCTCCTTTTTTCGTCCTTGTCAAGTGCCATTTTTACGCGTGCGCCCGAAATTAAAAACGCGTCGCGAAAGGCACGTGCGCGTAGGCGAGGGTTATAATTTCCTCGATGGAAGACAAACCCAAGTTCGCCGCCAAATACGGCAAGGTAACGTATTCGGACGAGTACGTGTACGACGTGTATTGCTCCAAGGTGAAACCCCGCCTGGATGACGTGAAGAGGATGTTCTTCGAGGGATATTCCTTCACAGACGTAGCGAAAGAATTAGATGTTTCTAATTCTTTATTGTGGAAGATGAGGAGAAACAGCAAACCGCAATATGCGGAACTGCGCGTGGCTTTTGAGTTCTCCGACGTCCAGGTTCATAACGTGGAAAACTCCCTCTACCGCAGGGCGGTAGGCTTCTATTACGACGAGGATAGGGAGGTTGTTTTGACCAAGGAGTACTACAACAAGAAGGGCAAGAAGTGCAAGGAGCAGAGCGTAAAGGTCATCACGGTCCGAAGGTACGTTCCGTCGGACGTCAACGCCATCAAGTTCTTCCTCGTCAACAAAAACGCCAAGAACTACTCGAACGAAGGGTCGCAAGAGCAATCGCAGACCGACCAGATCGTCGAGAACCTCAAAAACGTCTTCATCGAGGTCAAGCGAAAGGCCGACTCGGAGGGCGAGCGATGAACAAGTCATACTCAGAATCCCAACTCGAATACATCCGAAACGCCTTCCTGCCAAATCCGGAAAAGGGCATTGACTTCAAGCATAGATGGAACGCGAAAATCGGAGCGACCCAATGCGGCAAAACATACGTCGATACCGATTTCGTAATCCCTTGCCGAATCATCCAAAGGAAGGGATTGAACGGTTTGGACTTCATCGTAGGGGTATCGAAGGGCACGATCGAGCGAAACGTACTCGAACCCATGCGCGAAATCTACGGCTCGAAACTGGTCGGCGAAATCGGAAGCGACAACACCGCGTCCCTCTTCGGGGAGCGCGTCTATTGCCTCGGCGCGGAGAAGATAAACCAAGTCGCGAAATTCCGAGGCGCGAGGATCAAGTACCTATACATCGACGAGGCCGTGGAAATGAACGAGGAGGTCTTCGAGTTGCTGAAATCGCGCCTATCCTGCGAGTGCTCGTGCTGCGACTTCACGGGAAACCCGAGCGACCCGACGAACTTCATCAAACGCTTCATAGAAAAGGAAGACGTCGACGTCTACGTCCAAAACTGGACTCTTTACATGAACCCGTTTCTCCCTCGCTCATACGTGGAGGCGATGGAAAACGAGTATCGGGGAACCGTCTTCTTCGACCGCTACATTCTCGGCAAGTGGGTCAGGGCGGAGGGCGCTATATACCGCCGCTTCTGCGACGAACCTGACGCGTACATCGTCGAGCAAAGGCCGAACGTCATAGCGTTGCGATGCGGCGTGGACTTCGGCGGCAACGGCTCCGCGCACGCCTTCGTCGCCACGGGCTACACCCCGAACTTTGAGGCTTTGGCCGCCGTGGACGAGGAAATCATCGACAGGCAGGTCGACCCGACCGAACTCGCGGAGGGCTTCGTCCGCTTCTGCAAGCGCGTCCACGGCTTCTACCGCCAGCCGTTCACCGTCTACTACGATTCAGCCGAGCCAGTCTTGGCTAGGGGGTTGCAGAAGGCCGTCCTCGCGAGCGGATTGCCCGTAAAACTCCAGGGTGCGTTGAAGGACAGGATAAACGACCGAATCCGCATGGAGACGATGCTCATGGGGTCTGGACGCCTCCTCGTCCACTCCGACTGCAAGCGGCTCATCAAGTCCTTCCGCGAGGCCGTTTGGAACCCGAAGTCGCTGGAGGAGGAACGATTGGACGACGGCTCCTACTGCGTCGACGTCTTGGACGCCTTCGAGTACTCCTTCGAGCGCGACCGCAAGATAATCGAAAACATGTGCATAAAATAGTCCCTAGGGGCTAGAATTGAAAAAAAGAGAGAACAACCATGCCAGCCAACTACCTAGAACTGTACGAAAACGCGAAGGCCGGTCTTCGCAAGATAAACCAGCCGACGAGCGCGACCAGGAAGGCCGCGAACTACTACGTCGGCTTCGACCCCAAATTCCACAAGTACACGATCTACAACGGGGAGAAGACCGTCTCGATGACGAAGAAGTCCCTCCGCATGGGAAAGAAGGCTTGCGAGGATTGGGCGTCGCTCATCTGGTCGGAGAAACTCGACCTTTCCTGCAAGAACAAGGAGAAGGCCGTCCCCTACCTCGTCGACATCGGCTTCTGGAAGGTCGGGGCGAAGGCCATCGAACTCGGCTTCGGCCTCGGCTTCTCGTGCGTCGCGGTTTGCGTCGAAATAGACGCCGACCCCGATACGGGCGAAACGATCCCCGCCACGGGGAAGATCTCCCTCGAATACTATTCCGCCCTCGACGTCGTTCCCCTCGCATGCGAAAACGGCGAAATCTCCGAGGTCGCCCTTTTCTCCACCGTCCCCGACGGCGGGAAGAAGATGACCGCGTTCGTCAAGGGCGACGACGGCAACTACGTCATCGTCGTGGTCGAGGAAGACAAGGACGGGAAGGAGAAATACGCCGAACTCCTCACGAACTCGGACGTGCCGATGTTCTCCTGTTTCCACCCGAACGTCGTCGACAACGAAAGCGCGAACTTCCACGGCTACGCCTCCATCATCCAGAACTCGATCGGCACCATTCAGGCGATGGACAACGCCTTCGACGGAATGGACAACGAAATCACCCTCGGCAGGAAGCGCATCTTCGCGAGCGCGGCGACGACGAAGATTCTATTTGAGAAAAGCAACGGCGAGAGCGTATCCCGTTCCGTCCGCACGTTCGACCCGAACGACACCGTTATCTACTCGCTCCCCGAAACCAACGAGACCGAGAACCAAAAGCCCTACGTATACTCCCCGAACGACCCGCTCCGCATCGAGCAATATACGGCGAACCTCACGCTGAACATGCAACTCTTCTCCCAGCAGGTCGGCCTGGGGGCGAACTACTACCGCTTCGAGGGCGGCAGGATCATGACCGCCACGCAGGTCATCTCGCAAAATTCCGATACCTACCGCAACCTCAAGAAGCACGAGCAGGTCATCGAGCCGGCCATCAAACGCCTATATCGCGGCATCGCGGTCGCATCGCAACTCTTTACCGAGAACTCGCCGCTCGTGGACGACCCCAAAGTCCAGATCATCTTCGACGACTCCATCATCGAAGACCGCGCCACCGAGAAGGAGAGCGACACCAAGGACTTGCAGAACGGCATCCTCAGCCGCTCCGAGTACCGCGCCCGTTGGAAGGGCGAAAGCGCCGAAGACGCGAAAGCCGCCATCGACTCCATCATGGGCGACGAGCAGGTCGTGACGCGCTTCAACTCCCTCGCCCCGGTTATCGCCGCGAGCCTAGTCACGCCGAAACTCGCCGTCTACCTCATCTTCGGCGACAAACTCGAACTCCTCAAGAAGGCCGGCTACGCCTCGCTGGAAGAATACGCGGCGGAGGTCGAGGAAAAGGCCAAGGCCGGGACAATCTCCGCCGACGACCTGCTAGGCTTCGGCCCACGGAACGAAAGCGCGAGCGACGGCAAGGGGGAATAGCGCCCCATGAACAAAGAGCGCATCGACGACCTCGTGGACATTCTGGCCGCCGAATACGACAGGGCGGAGAACACCATCGCCGTCCGCGTGCAGGAGGAACTCTTCAAGTACCTCGACAAGCCCGAGGAATGGGCGACGATGCAATACGCCTCGCTCAACTCGTTCCGCAAGGACGTGAAACGCATCGCCTCCGAAGTCCTCCGCAAGATAGACGCGAAGACCGAGAAGGCCATCATCCTGTCCTACCGCGAGACCGCGAAGGACGCGATCGAAGTCACCGAGCGAGAAATCATCGTGAAGAAACTCCCCGAAAGCGTCAGGGCAGATTTGGCGGACGCGAAGAGGTGGAACGCCGAGAAGGTCGCCCTCCTCGCCAACGTCGCCGTCAACAACAAGAACTCCACCGTCCGCTTCATTTCGCAGACCTCGCGAGTGGACGAACTCTACGACGCGGTGAAGAGGCAGATGCCGAAGGGGATAGAGAACGGCGTGCGCGTCACGTACTCCGACGGGTCGAGCCGCTCGTGGCGGTCGTACATGGAGATGAACATCCGCACAACCCTATCCCAGGAGGCTACCGAACTCCAAATTGAGGCCGGCAGGGACGCGGGCATCGTCTTCTACTGCTGCGACGAGTTTGCCGACTGCGCCCCCGACCACGCAGACTATCAAGGCAAAATCTACTACAACGCCGAATCCGAGATGAGCGACGAAATCCGCGCCTTCATCGAGGAGGAGGGATTGCTCTCGATGCAGGAGGTGGTGAACGGAGAGCCCTACCTCACGAGCCGACCGAACTGCCGCCACAACTTCCACGCCCTGACCGTGGAGGAGGTCATGTCGGGCAAGTCCGCGTCCAAGATCGTCGAGGACAACGGCTACAAGTTCGGAGACTACGAGGAAAAGAACTACCGCGCCCTCCAACAGCAACGTCTGAACGAGCGCATGATTCGGAAGTACAAACTTCGCTCCGAGACAGCCTCCAAGATAAACGGCGAGACCTCCACGCGGATCATGTCGCCCCAACGCGAAGCCGCCGACAGGAAGGTAAGGGAATGGCAGAAACGCCAACGCGACCTCATCCGCGAGAACAAGGGCATCCTCGAACGCAACTACGCGAGGGAGAACGCCAAACTCATGGCCGAGGACGTCGGCGTAAAGTACGACTACAAGGTAGTTGACGGAGAACTCGAAAAAAAATAAAAGGGAACCTTGCGGCTCCCTTTTTAGTTTCGGTTTACGCGGCTTCGTACAGGTTGTGCCTGACGTACTCGGCGGCCTCGTCGATTGAGCGGACGGGGAAGCACGAGCCAATCCCGTCTCCGCCGCAGTCGGTGAACCTCTCCGTCCAAGACAGGAGGTACTTGCAACCGTCCACGAGGTCGTCCTCGACGGTCAGGTCTGCCACGCGTTCGCGGTATTCCTTCGGCAACCTTTTCAGCAGTCTTTCCTTGGGGGTCATGTTCGCTTCCTCCTTATCGTCCTTCGGCGATGGCGAGGGCTTCCGCCCATCTCTCGCCAATGTAGACGGGGTTCCAGCAATGGGGGTCGTTGCAGTAGTCGATGACCTTCTTGCGTTTGAGGGAGGTCAGGACTCCGCGCGCTTGCTTTGGGTCGATCGGGAAGGTTTCGGAATAGTGGAGGTATTCGTCCACGCTTTCGTCGGTGAACGACCCGAGGTTGTAGGAACGGAAGTCCTTTTTGATGTGGTTGATGAATTTCGCTTCGAGTTCGGTGATGTTCATTGTTCTTTCTCCTTTGTATTTAGTCGATGTTTTCCAAACCTTTGATTCTTCCTTCCTCGTAGAACTCTGCGACCTCGGGGACGGTGTAGAGCCAGATGCCGGCATCTTCCGCTTTGGCCGGTTTCTGGTTGACGAAGGCAATGCCGTCGCCCCAGAATCCGGCGGCGACCCTCTTCTGTCCGAAGATGGTGTAGGTCTTTCCGATGGTGAGTTGTTTTTGCCCGTTGATGGCGATTTTGATTTCTATGTTTTGCATTTTCTTATCTCCTTTGCCCTTCGGCACCATTATATTAGCATCGCCCAAAACCAAACGCAACAAAAAAGAAACAAAAAAGAAACAAAAATATTTCACCTTCCCGAACGCGTCCGCATTTTGGGGTTGTAAACACCCCTTGTACATCGTCTATAATTTAGGCGAGAACACCGAACTCGCTTAAAATATCGGTCACTTAAAGAGGAGTGAACCTCGCTTAAAAAACGCAAGGAGTAAACATCATGCCCGAACTGAAAGAACTGCTCGGAACCGCCTACAAGGAAGGGATGACCTTCGACGAGGCGAACGCGGCCTTGAAAGACCGCAAACTCGTTGACCTCGAATCCGGCGAATACGTCGGGAAGGGGAAATACGAAACCGCCGTCAAGGAACGCGACGAAGCGCGGAAAGAGCGCGACGACGCGAACGCCAAGTACAAGGACTACGACGACCTCGTGAAGTATCGCGATGACAACGAGAAAGCCAAGTCCGCGACCGCCCTGGAGGAGAAACTCAAGGGCTTCGGCGTAAAGACCGACATGGCGGAGTTCGTCCGCTATCAGGTGGAATCCGGGAAGATCGAGCGCGGCGAGAAGGACGCCAAACTTGAGGAAAACGTCAAGAACTACCTCAAGGACAACCCCCAATACGCCGCCGAGCAGAAGAAAACGCTGCCCAGCAAACCCACCCCCACCCACGTCAACACGGGTGGCGAAGGCGGAGGAGGCAGCCAGAGCGGTTACACGCCCCCCCAGAGGGTTCAAAACCACCCTTGGAACCGCCACTAAAAACAGGGGCGACCCAATCCAAGAAAGGAATAAACAACAATGCCCGATAGTTTCAACTACGCAGAAGTGTGGGAAAGCGAACTCCTTGACGTAATCATCCAAGGAACGCTCACCTCGCCCTTCATCACCTCCAACGTCAAATGGCTTGACGCCAAGACGTTCCACTTCACTGGCCTCTCCACCACCGGCTTCCGCGACCATTCGCGCTCGGGTGGCTGGAACCGTGGAACCATCACCGAGACCGACCATGCCTACACGCTCGAACATGACCGCGATACCTCGTTCCTTATCGACCGCGCCAACGTCGACGAAACCAACGCGACCGCATCCATCGAGAACGTCGCAAGGAACTTCGTCGATACCAACGCCGTCCCCGAGTTCGACGCCCGCTTCTTCGAGCGCGTCTCCGAAGCCGCCGTCAACGCTTCCAAGGCTACCGCCAAGGCTCTTAACACCTACACCAAGTCGACCATCATCGGCGACATCAAGGGAGCCATCGACCAAGTCCGTCGCTACCGCAACAGCCTCATCTGCTACGTCCGCACCGAACTCATGAGCCTCCTCGAACTCGCCCTCGGGGACAAGGCGAATATCCAGTGGACGACCATCTCCGACTTGGAGTTCTCCATCTCCACCCGCGTCGCCAACGTCGACGGCGTCCCCGTCTTCGAGGTCATCGACCTTGACCGCTTCGCCACGAAGTTCGCCTACGGAAACTCCACCGCCGGCACTTACGGCTTCACCAAGTCCTCCGTCGCCTCCGAAGTCGAGACCGACACCGCTTGGCAGAAACTCGCTGGGAAAGACCTTAACCTTCTTCTTGCCTCGACCCGCACCGTCAAGACCGTCCACAAGATCGCGTCCATCTACGTCTTCGAGCCGGGCAACCACACCGAGGGCGACGGCTACCTCTACCAGCACCGCGAACTCTGGGACACCTTCGTCTTCCCGAACGCGAAGAGCAACGCCATCGACTCCGTCTACATCCAGTACGTCAACTGACCTACCGAAAACAACGGGAGGGAGCGCGCCCCGACAAGGCGCGCTTTTTCTTTGCCTCCGAACGCCCTATAATTTGAAAAAAGGGCAACGATATGGAAAAGTACATCACCAAGGAAGAATACCGCAAGGCCAAGGGCGTAGACCTCGATCAGGAACTGCACGACCTCGACGACGCGAGCAACAAGTCCAAACGCTTCATCGAAGACGTGACCGACTACTGCGAGGATTACCTCAAGGAGAAATACCGCGCGTTCGAGTTGGACTCATGGCCTGACGAGGGCGACCCCACAGACCCGATTTTGACGGACGAAAGGCAACACCTCTTCCGCGAGGGCGTAATCGAGCAAATCGACTACCTACTCGAAAACGGCAACCTCGCGCAGAACGCGGGGGTCAACGTAGACCTCGGCATCGTTACGGACTACTCCAAGGTCGAGATGTCCAGGCGCGCGCTCCGCAAGTTCCGCCTCGCTGGTTTCGCCAACGTATAAGGGGAAGGGGATAGAAGAAGATGCGCGACCTTAGAAACATCGGCAACCGAAGCCGATACTGCGACACCTATTACCTCTACGCCTCGGACGCGGTGGACGGCAACACCCTCCGCCTCAAGCCTGACGCGCCTTTCCTCGCGCGCTTCCATTCGCGTGACGTGGAGGAGTTCCGCTGGGAACGCCCCACGGTCAACGGCTACGTCTCGACCGTCTTGCAGTATCGCGGGAAGATCGAGACCATCGACGACCTTTCGATGGCGCGCCCCGATATGTACGTCGTCTCCGAGGACGGCACCATCTTCATCGTGGAGGCACCGCTAATCACCGCCAACGACTCCTCCGTCACGCGCCTTTCCAAACGACCCAACATCAAATACACGCTCACGCTTCGGGGGCTCGGATCATGAACTCCGATCTCGTGAACCTAGCGCGGAACGTCGCGTCACAGATGAGGGGGTACATGGTCAAAGACAAAAGGCTTTGGAGATCTGGGAACATGAGACGCTCCATAGCCGTCATAGCCATCGACGAAAAGACGGTGGACGTGGTTATTGCCACCGATTACGCCTCCTACACCAACGAGCGCGGCAAATGGGCTGGATGGGTTCAGAAGATGACCGCCCAAGCCGTCGCCGCCTTCTGCTCCGCGAAGAACGTGGAAGACCTCACCGCGTTCGGCATCGTGACGCCCAAATTCACCTACGGAGGATAAACCATGCAACCATACCAATACTTCGATGCGGCGGCCTATTTCCAAGCCAAACTCGACGCCATCTGCGCCGCAATGGAAATAGAGTCCTATTCCGTCTCCAACGAACGCAAGTTGGACGCGGTGAACGCCCGCGTCATCGTCGTCTCCGCGATGGCCGGCGACGTCGGCACGATCAGCGCGAACATCACCTACGAGATCTCGGCCTACACCAACAACCCCGAGGAAGTCCTCGCAGTTTTGACGCAACTCGCCAAGACGGAAACGGGCAAGACCTTCGTGAGCGAATCCGAGGACCCGGACGGAAACGTCACCATCTACAACGTGGTCGGCTCGTACATGAGCCCGACAATCATGGAGCGCGACTTGGAAATCGGCCCGAACCACGGCGTGCGCGTCGTGCAGTACGTCCGATTCGGAATCCTGACCGATTTGCTCGACGTCAAATCAGTCGCTTACAAAGGGGAGACCGTAGAGTTCGCGCAAGCCACCGTCAACTACGTGGCTGAACTCAACTCCAACAACAAGAGCGGCCAATCGCTCATGAAGTCGACCGCGAGCGGTGCGGCTTTCTCCTTCTCGCTGACTATGGCACCGCAGAAGACCGCCCTAGCGCAGGACGTGATGGGCGTGGTCTTGGGCTCGAAGGACAAGAACGCCTCGTTCTCGCTGACGATTACGCTAGGCGATACGAACCCCATTACGTTCACGGGGGCGTTCATCGTCTCGGGGGCGACGTTCAACTCGGTAAGGGGCGCTATTCCGTCCTTGCAGGTTTCCTTCAGCCAATACGACGCGTGAGGTAAGGGAAGATGCCGAACGTCAAGGTTAGGATCACAAGCGAAAGCGCGGAACAACAGGCAGGGAACGCCGAAGTCCTCCAAAGGGAGAAATCGCCCGAGACCGCGCGCATGGCGACGACCTCCCTTTTCGTCCACGCCACCATCGGCAACGTCCGCCAAGCCGTCCAGTTTGGTCTGTCCAACGTCGGCAATTTCACTGGCGACTACATCACCCAACGAAACATCAACCGCGCCCTAGAAACCCTAAACGGCGTCTCCTCCGTCGCTATGGGCGCGATGGCGGGGGGCTGGGTCGGGGCGGTAATCGCGACCGCGTCTCTGGCCGTCCGCGGCATCACGCAGGAAATATCGCGCCAGATCAACTACCAAAACGAGGAAATCAATACCTCGATGGCGCGCCAAAGGAGCGGCAACGTCCACACCGACGGAAGCCGTGGAACGGAGAACTGACATGGCTTTGAAGATTTATTTATACAACGGAGGGTCAACCCCCGTCGAACTAACCGCCAAGAACGGAATCGTCTACCGCGACGAATACAACGAGACGCGCGATTCCGCCACGGTCATCGTCCGAACGAAGACCCACCTAGACGTTGAGCCCTTCGACTTCGTCATCGTTTCGGGAACCTGCCGAGGCGTCGCGATCAACGACAAGCCGATGTTGGTCGATTCGTTTGCCGAGGAGCAAATCGGCTTCGGCGACAACCCCGTCTACGACACGACCATCACCCTTTTCTCCGAGACCAAGGAACTCGAACGCGTCACCCTTCCCAACCTTTCCATAACGCGCCACGCCGACGGAACGGGGAAGACCGTCATGCAAGCCATTGAGGACTACCTCTTCCAATACGCGCCGCGCATCAAAGTCACAAGCGGAAACTCGTTCGACTACGAGCAGAAGTGGACGGTATCGCAGGAGGTCAGCGACCGCTTCTCGTCTATACAATGTCCAGAATTTTCTTGGAACAGGCCGACGCTATCGGAGGTTTTGACCGACCTCATGCAGGTAGACGACTGCATCCCGGTCATCAAGAACCACGAAATCGGCTTAATCGACCTCCGCGAAAGAAAAGGCGTCGCCGATTCGTCCAACTTCGTCCGCGTAGTCCGTTCGATGACATCGAAGGACTACAACCAAAACCTAGAGGTCAACATGCAGAACGCGATTTCGAGCCGACCAGCGCGAGTTGTCGAATATATTTCGGCGCGAAACGAGAATCAGGCGGTTCTGACGGTTGACAACATGCAAATCGTCACGCAGAAGCCCATCTACGAGATCAAAAAGGTAACGGCGACCTTCCTATATTCATACGTCACGGGAGGAGCGGGAGGAACGACACATAGATATTTTCGCGAAGTCGACATGACGCAATCAATTAAGGAAAAAATGGCCTATGATGTTCTTTCTCCGATTCCCGTAGGATTTTCAGATAGTCAAAGTTTTATCGACAACACGAAAACAAGGCAAGTCGCAAACGTATGGTTTACGCGCGGAAGCCGCGCCATCGATGGTTTTGGTAAAGTCTTTGATTTCGGAGGCCAACATCAAGAAACCGCAATCTCTTATATACTTCGCGGCTATGTTGAGAATACCTCGTTTGTGAATGATAATTTTACTTATGTCGATTACCGCGACGTCATGTTCAAGGTCGAATACCTCACCCAAGGCGAGGTCAACCTGAAGGCGGGCAAAAAACTTCCTTTGCGTAACTGCGAAACCTCCGCCTTCGACAACCAAGGCTCGTCCTACGTGGACATCAGACAGCAATCAATGTTCGAGTACTTCAAGGCCAACCGCCTCGCGAACAAGGTGAAGGAAATCAACGGAACCTGCTTCGAGGACGACGACGTTCCAGAACTCGGACAGACCCACGAAGGAGCGGTAATCTTTTCGCGCGAAATCCAATACTTCGACGACTGCATCCACTTTCACCTCCTAGCGACCGAAAACTACGTGCTTTCAAACTATTTCACCGCAATTCGCTCCAAGGCGCGTTCGTGGGCAATCGCAAGCGGCAAGGAAGCCCTCACGAGGCACGATAACGCCAAGTTGTACGCGGAGTTCTCGCGCACGTCCAAAAGCGACATCACCGCCCTTCGCAACAAGGGCATAGTATTCGCCAAAGGGCCTAACTATTACGACTTTGGCCCGGAAACCATCCTCTCCGCCCTCTACCATTTCTACAACGACGAATCCATCAAGTACGCGACGTTCACGACTATCGATTCCGACAACACCGTTTACCCGAAGACCACGGGAACGACGCGTTACGCGGTCGATTGTCAGGTCTCCGCAACTGGGCTTTCTCTTTCCTTAAGCGTAACGCTCGCCGATAACTACTCCGTTGGCGAAAAAATAGAGATGGACGGCTCCCGATACGTAAACCGCATCCTTCCATATGCGGATGCGAACGGCGAGTTCGTTCGCGCCGTCGTCGGTTTTTCACCTTACATCGACCCAGCAGGAGGAGAGTTCGTATGGGGCGGATATAGAATAGGATCGGCTCACGTAATCGAAAACTGGTGGCCTGACGTTTCGGGTTTTGCGGACGAAGATTTTAAGGATGCCGTTATATCAAAAGGCCGGGAAAAGCCCATCATCACCAACGGCAACGACATCGAGACGAGCATGTACGTCGACGAGGAAATCATCAAAGACAATCGCGAGACGTTCGCCCTTACCGCCGAAATCGAATATTGCGCGGACGAGCCTACCATCATCGTGAAGGAAGTTTTGGTCGAAAACCACCACTTCCTCCAAGGAGAGCAAGAAGGATATTCGGGGCTCCGAATCCTAGCCACTGGAGACATTAAAACAACGGCCACACTTCCGTCGGCATCGTCATCATATCTTTATGTTGGTTTTCTTATTTCAAATAATTCTGAATTGCAATACGCAAAGGCCGTTTCCGCACAAGGAGCAACCTACGAATGGAATTATTCGGCGGTAGACGATGGCGAAAAATTCGCTATTATGGACGGATATTTAGAAAGCCAAGATAACCTTGTTCCTGCTTTGAGAAGCATCGCATCTCGCGTCGTCGTCGCCAAGGTAAACCCCACGAAGACGGGGCTCCAATACTTCGAGAAATCCATCCGCCTCTTTACGCTCAACAGGCTCCTGAACGAGGACGAGGACGACGTTCCGTCCGACGCGACCGTGACCAACGATCCCGCAAACGTCACCATATCCAAATACGCCGACAACTGCTTCCGAGTCTATTATGCCAATGGTACGATGGCGGCTTGCTGGGGCTTCATCGACGCGAACGGAAAAATCCTCTTCGCGGTCAACAGGAAGGAAGCGGTCTACAACTCCACCGACGTCTTCGTGAACCTTTCGCTCACCCGCGACAAGGCGGTGAGGCGTTCGGTCGCGCTCCAGCACATCGTCGACAGCACGCTATAGTTAGAAATTCCGCGTTGTGTTACGATAGAAAATAATCAGAGGTCATCAGCATGGCGAAATCGGTAATAATCACGTTCACCTCGGACGGCGCGATCGTCCAAAACCAATGCTCCGCCGTCGGAATCCGCCAAGGCGACGGCGCGGGTGAGGTAACTTTCAAGGCGGTCTTCACGGGGCGCAGGAACGACGAATACGTCGCGAAACTCCACTTCAAGCGTCCCGACGGCAAAACCGTCCAAAACGTCGTCATGTCACCGTCATCGACCGACCCCAACGCGTTCGTTGTTACCGCGAACACCTCGTGGTACTTTGCCGTTCCGGGAACCGCCAAGGCCACCGTCACCATCACCTCGACGGGCGGAACCATCGCCGCGCAGGGTTCCTACTCGTTCAACGTCGAAGCAACCGAGGTAGACGTATCCGACTCGACCTTGACCTATGATGAGGCCGCCGCTCTCGAAGGTCTTATCGCCGAATTGGACGAGGCCGCGTTGAAGCGCGGAACCGTCCTTACCCTGTCCTCCCAAGCGAGCGCCGAGGACTTCTACGACGCAATCTTGTCCTATTATTCGGAAAACGAAATCGACCCCAAAGACGGCGACCGCTTTGTGGCGCAGTCCTTGCATATGTTCGTGGGAAGCCAAAAACCCGTCCTCTTCTCGGGCGAATACCGCAACACCAAGGACGTATTCATCGTTGAAAGTACCCCCACGGGCTCGGCCGGCACGACGAACACGTCCAACATCTACGTCGGCTTCAAGAGCGGAAGCACGCCGACCGTCATCAAGGTCGCCACCAAGTCCTACGTGGACTCCTTCTTCGACGAGAACGGCGCGGCGTACAAAGCCGTGGCTGACGAGGACGGAAACCGCATCAAGGAAACATACGTAAAACTCGCCGGCTTCAACACCGTCTCCGCCACCACCCTCTTCACTGGAACGGTAAGTTTTAATAGCGCGGGCACAGTTTCTTTTGGAGGCACTACCTCTTTTAACTCCGTAATCAACGTCGCGGCGGGATTACACGCGAACGGCAAGAGCAACATCAAGATTGCCATCGGGCCGACCGCAGGTTACGTTTCGGAGTACGTCTTCCCGTATAGCGGAAGCGAAAGCGGAAGGAACACGATTTACACGATCGCGACCACCGAGCACATCTCCGAAGCCATCGCGACCTTCCTCGCTTCCAACAACAACTTTACCGGGGCAAATACCCACGCGGGAACCGAACGCTTCAACGCGGCGGCCTCGTTCGCTGGCGGCATCGTCCTCTTGGAAAACTCCGACGGGGAGGGATTCTCCTCGCTTACGAAGGACAGGGCGCGGTTCAAGTTCGGAGCGGTCAACCTCGGATATGCCGTCTACTCGTTCCCATACGACGCGCCCAACGAGCAGGGGACGACCGACCAATATACGCTGGCAACCACCTCGCAGGTCGCGACCGCCAAGGCCGAGGCCATCTCCTCCGCCGCCTCCACCGCCCAATCCAAAGTCGATGCCCTCGCGACTGCTATGGACTTCTCCAACGGCGAGTTCGGCGAAATCAAGGCGGCGAAGATCACCGTCCGCGAGTTCGTATCGGAAACCACCTATTCCACATCTTCCTCCATCGAAAGCCATTATTTCGAGTTCATGAAGGGGAACACGAGCGACCTATCCTCGAACTACGCCGGCTCCGCCTTCACGAAATACGATTCCGAAAAAGACTTCTTCTACGGCCTCTACGGGCATGAGTTCGTCTTCGGCAAATGCGACGCCGTGAGGGATAGCAACGGCAACATCATAGACATCGACCCGGTTTCGCTTATCTCGGCTATGGGGCGCGCACCTACAAGCGCGCTCGTCAACGACCACATCCTTAAATGGGACGCGGCGACGAAGAAGGCCGTGGATGGCGGATTCGCCGCATCCGAGGTCATGGCCGTACTCGGTCAGGAAAGCGACCGCCAGACAGCCGAGCAGGGCAGGGTCAGCGCGGAGAACATCCGCCAAATCAACCTCGAAGACGACATCGAAAACTACCCATACGCCATCACGCAGGCCGAGTTCAACCTGTTGGACAACGGCGGCGTCTTCGGCGTCCATTTCGCAGCCGGGAAGAAGATCGTCACCGTCTACGCGTCAGAGGCTTTGGCCGAAGCGGCGGGGGAAACCTACAAATTCCCTATGAATCCCGATTTGGACTACCCCGCGAAGGACGTGGTCGGCGACATCCCGCCAGCCCCAAGTGTCGACGGGACATACGTTTTGAAATGCACGGTGACGAACGGGGTCGCGGTGCGTTATTGGGAGGAGGTAGAATAAATGTCCGTTTACAAGAAAGGCGCGGGGCTTATCCGCGTCGTATACAAAAGCAACCTGAAGACCGCGCCGAAGAAGGTATCGGTGATCGGCAAGTACTACCCGTTCAACGACGGGTTGGACGCCTACCAGTCGTTCGAGGTCGAGGGACTACCCGCCACGCCGACCGAGAAGGAGTTTCTCGAAGGAAACCCCGACAGGCTTTCCTACTACGTCCCGAGCGACGTAACGGACATCATCCCGCCACTCGGCGTGCTTTTCCCCAACTGCACCGTCTACGTCGTCGGGAACACGGAGGAGGTCGTCAGCGGACTACCCGATGCGGACGCCGTGGCCATCGTTCCAAATACGCTTAAATCGTCTTACGAGGCCGACCCCGTTTACTCGACCTACCAGAACCTTACGTTCAATTCGTGGATATTGCAGAACGAGACCACCATCCCGTTCGTCGGCAACACGACGCTTACCGCCTCCTTCGTCCGCCTCTTCTACGAGAACGCGGGCGGAATAGCCTCGACGGTTGGGAAAATCATCGTCCCGCCCGATTACATGGACTTCGAGACCGGCGTCTTCGACCTTATTTTCGCGCTGTTCGAGAACTGCGAGGAAATCGAATACGGCGATATTAAAGTGCCGTCTGCATATCAGGAAGTCGAATACATTGAGAGTAGTGGAACGCAAGCCATAAATAGCGCATACAGTTTGCTCAGCAGTAATTTGAAAATTGAAACGACCATATTTACGCCAAGCATGCCTTCGTCGGAGCAACGAGTCGTAGACAATATTCCTTCAATAGACAGTAAGCGCTTCAATCTTGGGCTTTATTCAGGGTATGTTTTTGGTTTCAACGCTGGCAATAGTAGCGTCATTAGCGCCACGTATTCTGGTGAACAGACCTTAGACATAACTATGGTTTATGATTACGCATCATCAACAAAAACATTAACAGTAAATGGTTCGTCTACATCGTCTGCATATCAAAGCGAAATCAATTCAGCCCTAAATATTTGGGTTTTTGGAGGCGACCCAGGAGCAAGATTTGTTGGTAAATTATATTTCTGCAAATTATATGATAACGGCACCTTAGTTCGCGACTTCGTTCCATGCTACCGCAAAGCCGACGGCGAAATCGGCCTATACGATGCGGTCAACGACGTGTTCTATACGAACCAAGGAACGGGCACGTTCGCGAAAGGCGCGGACGTTATCCACACAATAGAGCGTCCTACTTTATCCACCGCGACCATCTACTACGACGAAAACACCTCCCACACTCTCACGCCCGAAATCGTGCAGGCTACTTTGACGAAATACCCCGAGTTCGCAAGCGCGGAGAAGGCCGTCGTGCCGGAGTGGTTCACGGAGTACCAGAGCGGGTCGATACAAGCCATACAGAACGCGTTTGAGGATTGGGAAATCTTGGAAACCTGCTACGAAGCGGGAAACGTGGACATCGAAAAGAACGGCGACATCATGGCCAAGATTCTTTCGTTGAACAAGACCCTGGACGAGGCGTTGGTATATGCAAGGACTTGGGTCCCGTCCAAATCGACAAACGACCAGAATTTGATAATCGTTCCTCCCTGCACATTCACTGGCGTAGATTGTCGAGAATGGATGAATGGCTGTTCAAATCTTGTATTTATTTCCAAGATGTCAATGCCAAATGTGGGTATTCTTAAAACTTCTTTTGAACAAAACAAACTAATTGAAGCGAATTTTGAATTTGGCAATGGATATTGCGACGGTTATCAATGGCTTGTTTCAAGCACATTAAAGAGATTATCAATGTCGTTTCCTAATGGCGGAGGAAATACAATGGCAAGAAGTTTTTATGCACCGAATCTGGAAAAGTTGATAGCAATGGGAGTAACATCTAACGTTGACGTAAGTTCATCTCTATACACTAGACAAGCACTTGTAGACCTCTTCAACTCCCTAGGCACACCCTCGACTACCCAAACCATCACCATCGGCGCAACAAATCTCGCGAAACTCACCGCCGAGGACATCGCCATCGCCACGGCGAAGAACTGGCAGGTGCAATGATTACTTCAAAAAACTTGAACAAATAAGGAGACACCAACTATGAAGCAGGAACCCGTTAACTACAACAATCCTTTGGGCATATCAAAGAGGGAATGGACGAAAGTGCTGGGAGCGAACCTCGCGCTTTTGATTTTGGTCTACGCCGTCGCGATCGTTTGCACCCTTTGCGGAAGCGACCTATTCATTCTCGCCTTCTACAACGCGAGGCTGGACGCGATCGAGACGTTTTTGATGGAACGCGATTTGCAATGGCTTCTCTCCGCTCCAGTCGCGGCGGTGGAGGAAACGATCGTTTGCGCCTTCGTGACGAAAAGGAAACCATCTCTGGCGTTCTTTGGAATATACACGGCCTTCCTGCTTTTGCTTTGCACCGTCTTCTACTTCACCACGCACGCCATCCCGTCTTTCACGACTTTGCTATGTGGCGTGAGCGCGTGTTTGATTTATTCCGGGATTTATTGCATAAAGAAGAAGGACAAGAAGTACGTCCTGCATTGCGTCTTGCGGTTCGTGATCGCAATCGCGTTGTCGCTACTTCTCAACGAAGCGATAAGCCTGTTCAGGACAAAATGCTTCGACCTATGGCATACGTTCTCAAGTTCGTTCTACTATGCCATGTGCATCGAATACCACATAGCCCTATCATTGGCGTTTGGATTCCTAACGCTATTGCTACCTTGGGAGAAAGGAGACGAAAGACAATGGACTTGCCACCCTGCTGGTGGGTCTTCCCCGACGTTGACGAAATGTTCGCGGAAGTCCTTGCCGAAGAAGAATAATTCTTCCATCTCCCCTAAATTAAGGCGGAGGATTGCTTTCCTGAAAGCGAAGGTCATCGCCATTCAGACGGTGGCCTTTATCGTTATCGCCTTCGTCCCGGCTTTTAGCGGCAGAGGCATCGAGTTCACCATTATGTATATCGCGTTCTGCGTGACGAGGCTTATTTTGGGCTTCTCCCACTCCTTGCACTTCAAGTCGGAACTATCGTGCGTCACGATCGGCGCGCTTACGTTCTGGGGCGTGACGTTCCTCGCGCCTTCCGCCATCGTTTCCATAATCGTTTCACTCCTGTACGGATGCGCACTCGCGTTGGGCTTCCGCCTCTATTGGGAACTCCACGACCTCATGATGTACCGCAAGGCCGCGAAGACCGACCGATACGCGATGCTTTTCGTGGCGTTCAAGGGAAACCTAGACCCGAGACACATCAAGGGCATCATGCGCCTGAAGGGTTACGCGGACGACGGCGAGATTAGAATGATCCAAATGTATATGGTGCGCGAGAAGATAGAATACATAGCCGAATACCGCAACGAACCGTCTAGGAGCGTGGACAGGAGGCTGACCGAAATAGCCGAAGACCTTTACGGAAAGAGGTAGATGGCGCAAACGCCACCTCAAATTGGCGCGAACGCGGATTTGAAAAAGTCCGCTTTTCTTTTTACCTTTTAGGAAACAAGGAGGCAAACGCCATGTACAACCCGTACCAGCAGCCGAACCCCTACCAGCAACAATCGTTCGGCCCTTCCATGCCATATCCGCAACCATACGCACAGCCGTACCAGCAACCGCAGATGCCGCCGCAGGCCAAGCCCACTTTCGATTTCGTGAACGGGATCGAGGGCGCGAAGTCCTTCGCGGTCGCGCCGAACCGCACCGCCATCCTCATGGATACGGAGAACGCCGCCTGCTACATCAAGACGGCCAACGGCATCGGCCAGTGCTTCATCGATTTCTACGCCCTGTCCAAAACGACCGAAGAAGGCATCCGCGCCCAACGCCAGAAGGCCGAGACGGCCAACTTCGTCACCAAGGGCGAACTCGCCTCGATCGTTGACAGGCTCGTGGCCATTGAGAAGGCGATCGCGCCCCGCGAGGAGAAGAAGCAGGAGGAAGCCAAATGACCTCCCCCTTCGCGGCGTTCGGACGCCCCGCCCCCGGACGGCCCAACATGCCCTCGCAACCCGCCCAACCGCAAGGCGGGATGAACATGGCGAACGTCCGCAACGTCTATAGGTCCGTATTCAATAGCAAGAACCCCATGCAGGCCATGCAGAACATGATGGCGTCCAATCCGAGGATGGCGCAGGTGAACGCCCTGCTCCGCCAAGGGAGGAACCCTGAGTCCATCTTCCGCGAGATGGCCAAACAACGCGGAATCGACCCTGACGAGTTCATCAGGGAAATTCAACAAGGTAACAACGGCTAGAAGCCGGGTTATAGAAAGGAGGAAAGCACCATGAACGAAAGTGGAGGCATCCAACCCGTACTCCCCGTCGGCACCGGCTACCAAGGCGGTGGCTTCGGTGGCTTTGGTGGCGGATTCAGCGACGGCCTTTGGCTCTTCGCCATCCTCGCCCTCATGTCCGGCGGCTTCGGCTTCGGCGGATTCGGCGGTCAGGGTCTCGGCTATCGCCCCGCGACGGCGGAAGACGTAAACAACGGCTTCAACTTCTCGGAACTCCAGTCCGAGAACCGCGACATCCTTGCCGCGATTTCCACCGACACCGCCAGCACCATCGCTGCCATCGAACGCGTCGGCGGTTCGCTCAACAGCGAGATCCACGACGTCGAGATGAGCCTCGCGGCCCTCGGCACCGCCCAGCAAAAGTGTTGCTGCGACACGCTCCGCGCCATCGATGGCGTCAACTACGCCAACGCGATGAACACGGCTGCGATCAACGCGAACACCACCGCGCAGACCCAGCGCATCCTCGACGCCATCACCGAGAACAAGATCGAAGCCCTTCAGGGCAAGATCCAGTCGCTCGAATTGGCCAACCAACTCGCTGGCGTCGTCCGTTATCCGAACGGATACACCTACAACGCCGGCCCGTCGCCCTTCTGCCAGTGCGGCGGATGCGGCTGCGGATGCGGCAACATCTAATCGGGATGTAAAACCGATGCGAAAAACGAACCCTTTGCGGGACGGCCATGCGCCAAACAAAAACCACAAGGGGTCATCGTGTAAGCGGTGGCCCTTTACCTTAAAGAAAGGAAAAAACATGAACTGCATCCAGACGGCTATCTACGCCATCACCCCCACTGCGGCTACGGTTCTCGCGGGAGGCGCGTTGCCCCTCGCCACGACCGCTAGGCGCATCACTCCGAGAATCGAACTCGGATCCGACTCCATCACCACCTCCGTCCCCGGCTACTACGAGGTCACGGCCACCGTTACCTTCACCGCAGCGGAAGCCGGAGACGTCACCATCACGGCCTTCCAGAACGGCATCGCCATTCCCGGCCTTACCGCCACGGAGACCATCACGACCCCCGACACCGAGGTCCGCACCATCACCCTTCACGGCATCGTCCGCGTCCGCTGCGAGCCGCTCGCCCTCACGCTCGTCAACGCCAGCGAAGTCGCCATCACCACGTCCAACGTCTCGTTGAGCGTCATCCGCATCGACTAAGGAGGTAACGTATGTCCCACTACAACCACGAGATTCTATACAAAGCCTCCCCGGAGCAACTCCGCGAAATCATGGAGGATTGGCTCCACAGCGTAAAACGTTACGACCCCGACATGCACGAGGAACTCGAAGCCGACCTCTACGAAAAGGTCAACGGCCCGCACTTCGACCGCGAGCAGTACGACCGTGCGGTCTCGCGCCGGTCCTACCGCAACGGCCGCCAGATGCCCAAGTGGACGGTCGAGCAAATCTCCGACTACGCACGCAGGCAGGGCGACCGCTTCGAGCGTTACAACGAGTACGACCTCGCATACGAGATGAACTCGACCTACGACGACTACTACGACAGCCTCGGCGAGAACCCCGACACCTACTACCGCATGGCCCGTCAGAAACTCGACGGGCGCGACGGTCAGGAAGGCCGCGCGTGGCAGGACTACCGCGCCGACACCTACAACAGGGGAAGGGGACGCGATCGCCTCGGCCGCTTCACCGGCAACTACTCCCCGAGGGACGACTACGACCGCAGGGGCGGCGACGGCAGACGCTAACCGAACCAAGGGGAGTCGCGCTTCGGCGCGGTTCCCCTTTTCCATCGAGGCAAAAAACATGGAACAAGTACCGAGTTACATAGCCCTTCCATACGTATCGGCGAAGACCGCCGACTCCTTTCAGCGCGCGCGGAACATCCTCATCTCCGACACAATCGACAAGGACTTGGCCATCCGCGTCATGCTCCTTCTGAAGGAAATGGAACGGGAAGACCCGAACGCGCCCATATGGATAATCGTCGACTCCCCGGGCGGAGAGGTTCAGGCCGGGTGGACGATTTACGACGCCATGAACGTCTGCCGATGCCCGATTAACACCGTTTGCTACGGTGAGGCGTCTTCCATCGCCGCCGTGATATTCGCGAACGGCGACGGCGGCCACCGCTACATGACCGAACACGCGAAGATCATGATCCACCAGCCTTGGACGTTCCAGAAGGGACTGCCCATAAAAGAATCGGAACTCGCCGAAGCGTCCGCCGATCTTTCGAGGACTAGGGCGGAGATAGAAAACGCGATTGCCAAGGCGAGCGGGCGGACCGCGCAGGAAGTCCACGAGGCGTGCGAGAAGGACAATCGCATGGACGCCAAAACCGCCATAGAGTTCGGAATCGCCGACCGCGTCCTTCGCTAGTGCACGCGTCGAGAATGTTGGTATAATTGGAAAAAAGGAAGAACCGATTATGCCAAAAGAAAACCCATACGAAGGCGCGATCCTCCTCACGCCCGAGCAACTAGGGATGGCCAAGGAGGGCTTCGTCGTCGTCTCCGACGGCAAAGGCAACCTCGTCCTAGTCGACCCCTCGTACATCTCCGAGAAAGCGGAAAAAAAGGCGCGGGAAGCCCTTGACGCCGTTTCGCGCTTCGACGCCTTCACCCGCCACGTCAAGCATTTCAAGAAACTATGCAGGTCGCACTTCATCAACGCCTTCACGCTTTGGAAGACGAAGGTCATGGAAGGGGACGTGCCCCTTTCCGACCAGAGCCTTTTGAACGCCGACGAGGACGTCCTGTTCGGCAAAAAGACGGTGGCGGACGCGCTCGCAGAGAACGGCGTGCTCCGCGACATCTTCGTCCGCATCTACGGCGAATACGACGAAAACGAAGACGATGGCGACGACGTCGCCTTCCCGGAGGTATAGGCGATGGACAACTTCTTCGAGCAACTAAACCAATTCATGCAGAAGGCGTACTTCTACATCCCAGCCATCCTCGCCTTCATCACGGCGGTCGGCCTGCCCTCCCTCGTGCAAATCGCAAAGATCGTCGCATACGCGAAGGTCTACCTCGCCCAAGCCTCGCGAATCCTGAAGAAGATGAACGAGACCGTCGAGCAGGTGAACGCCATCGCCGACTTCGTTTTGTCCTCCCTCGACGAGGACGCGGCGTTCTTCGAGGAACTGGCCACCTCGACCTACAACAAGAAGCAGAAGGAAGCCTACCTCGCCCAAGCCTCGCGAATCCGCTCCAAACGCCAACGCGCCATCGGCAAAATCGAAATTCTGAAAGAGGACGTCGAGACCGCGAAGAATAAGGTCAAGGTAAAGGTTAGAATCAAGGAGTAAGGCGATGTTCAAGAAAATCGCAAGGGCGTTGGGAAAGGCTTTCAAGGGCTTTTTCGTTTCGCTTTGGGAGGACTTCGTTGACGCGCTCAAGCACCACTGGATTGGGCTTTTTGGACGCGTCGTCATGGTTATCGTGCCGCTCGTCTTCACCGTCTCCATGTATATCCAGCGCGTGCCGAGCAAATGGGCCTTGCCGACGTTCGCGTGGATTCCGCTCTTCGTCTTCACCGTCGTATATTGGTCGAAACTTCGCACTTACCTCGCCATCAAAATCTCCGCGATGCAGGTCGAGAACAACATCCAAAAGGGAAAGCACGCAGGGGCGATCATCATCGCCAAGACGCTGCAAATCGGCATGACCGTCTTCCCGTTCTTCATGTGCTACCGCATCTTCGCCGCAATCGAAGCCGAGGCCATGAGCGTCAAGAACGTGTTTTTCTTCATCACCATGTGCGAGGCGGTCGGAGGGCTCCTTGTCCTCATCGACACCGTCGCCAACGTCATAGACTACTCCGAAGGGGAAACAAAATGAGATTCATGAAACTCAAGATGTGGTTGTCCACGATCCAAAGGAAAACGTGGATATTCGCCGGCGTGATTGCCGGCTTCGTCGTCCTCGCGGTCGCGTGCCTTTTGGTATGGATGCACCTCTGCGGCTACACGCTCGCGGAATGGCTATCGAAATACTGGCCGACGCTCGCCGTGTTGGGCGCGCTGGTCCTCATGGGCGCGTTCGCGCTCGTCTTCTATAAATCGAGGAAGGGCAAGTTCTGATGGCCAAGGAAAAGAAAGTCAAGAAGTCCTACGTGGCCGCCGCGCAGGGCTTCGCGTTCGGCAAGCAACGCGTCATCACGTGGCTCGCATACGTCTCCATCATCGTCCTCTCCGTCCTCGCGTCCTGCTACGAGTTGCTTTTCGACTTCGACCACTTCGACGCGACGCGGTTTGCGACAAAACTCTCCATCTCCCTGTGCATCGCGATCATGGCCTTGCTCATGTCGCTCAAGGACGGCAAGACCACGAACGAGAGCAAGAAGTACGGCGACTACTTCGAGACCAAGCGCGACTTCGGGAACAAGTGCGCATTGATCGTCAACAAGGACTGGTTCAGGCAATGGGCGGACGGCGTTTTGTATCCGCGCGAGCGCAGGAGCGCGATAGAGGCCGTTCTGAACGAATACGGCATCACCGATTACGAATACATGGTCGTGAGCGACGAGGACTTCAAGGCGTTGCGTTTCGAGCCGCGCGAGTGCTACGTAGGCAAGGGCAAGGACGGAAAGCCCGTCACCAAGCCACTCGACGTTCCGACCGCCAACCAATACAAACTCCTGCGGATCATGCGCTCCTCGTTCCGCTTCAAGAAGATTTCGTACTCATACTTCACCTCGCGCTCGCAGGGAGCGGGCTACGCCTACTACGCGAATTTGAAGGACAACCAGAGGAAGCGCGAAATCTTCGCCCTCATCTACCGCGTCTTCATGGTTCTCATGATAACCGCCATCTTCGCCCTCGCCGCCATCAACCCGATGAAGGAGGAAGCCGCCCAAATCGCCTTCGACACGACGGGGCGCATGGCGACGCTCTTCTCCTCGCTCTTCATGGGCTACACGCTTGCCAACGACGAAATGCGAGAGAACATGGACTCGATGCTCTTCAAGATGGAGAAAATCGACGAGTACCTTATCGAAAAGCAAAGCGGTCAGTTCGTCCCCGTCTCCAAGGACGACGAAATCCGCGCGAAGATAGAGGAGATAGAGCGCAGGCGCATAGAGGAGGCGGAAAAGGCCAAGGCCGCCGTCGTAACGCCCGAGATAGTGCAAGCGGCGAAAGCGTCTCCGCCCGCCATCGAATACAAGGAAATCGAGATGACGCCCGACGAGTACGAGGCGTTCAAATCCAAATAGGAAAGAGCCTGGAAACGGCTCTTTTCCTTTGCTTCAAAAAAGTTTCAAAAAAGTTACTTTTTGATGTTGCAAAAATGTTTCCTTGGGCTTAATATAATGGTGCGAAAGCAAAGGAGATACGAAAATGAAAGAAATCGGAAGCCTAGTAAATCGCCTCGAAGAAAACAAATACTTCGACGGCACCCTCAACAACATCAAGGTCGGAACCCTCTGCACCGTCTACCTATACACCGACCGCCACGCCTACGAAGTCGTCGAGGTCAAATCCCAAGACAACATCGTGATCCGCCGCCTCAAGGCAACTCGAACCGATGAGAACGGCATGAGCGACGCGCAGGATTACAAATACGAATCCGACCTATCCGCCAAACCCGAGGAAATCAAACTCACCAAGAATGGATGGAAGTACGTCAGGACGTTCGACCGCGATTCCTTCTACAAGTGCTGCGAGAACATGAAGCAGAACTGCAAGACCGAAGAAGCCGCCGTCAACCTCGCCAAATTCTACTGGATGCAGAACCTTACAGAAAAGCAATTCGAGAAAGTCCTAAACGGCAAGCAAATAACAAAGTTCCAAGGCAATGTGAACATCTCCTTCGGGGTCGCGGACGAATACTACGACTACTCATTCTAAAACAAAAAGCCCGAGGGGAGGGGGCTAAACCTCCCCGAAAAACAAGGAGACAAAACGATGAACGACAACGGCGAAATCAGCATCCTCGACCTCGACACGGAAAACGAATCCTACTACGAGGTCGAGATATGGGAGAACGGCGACTGCGAAGGCCACTTCTTCCACTACAAGAAGGACGCGATCCGCTTCTTCGACCAAAACGCGAAAAGCCAAAGCGACTGCATCAAGTTCCGCCAAGCCGAATACCTCGGCGGCGAAGCGAGAATCATCAAGGAGAACCTAAAATGACCGCCCTCGAACGCAAATTCAGGCACCTCGACAAGAAACTCAACGAATGGCGCGCAAAACTCGACCGCGCCGCCACCACGCCCGAAATCAACGAGGCCGTCCGAATGGTACGGCTCTACGAAAGCGCCATCATCTCATTGGAGGAGGAAAACTGAAATGGAAGGCATCTACAAGGGAAAATACCTAATCGGCCTCTACAACAAGCCCGAGGTCGCCGGCAACGACGACGCGGTCGCCATCTTCGACAACTGCCGAGAACTCGCCGCCTACATCGGGAAGGCCGTCAACGTCACGATGAAGATAGCCGCGCGCCGGCTCAAGGCCAAGAACAAGGACATCACCGTCGACGGAAAGACCTACGAAATGCACTTCATCAGATTCGACGATTGAGTGCCGTTCGGCGTTTCCAAAATGTTACAATCATGTCGCAAAGGAAAGGAGGTAACGAAATGGAGAAAGAATACAAGAGCCTCGGGGAGTTCCTGAAAGCCTACCGCGCAAACCACGCGTTGACGCAGGAACGGTTCGCCGCCCTAATCGGAATCAACCGCACCCGATACGTGCTGACCGAGAACGGCAAGAGCCGCCCCGGAATCCGCACCGTCGGACTCATCGCGAAGGCCACCAAGAAAAGCCCCGCGTACATCAACTCGCTAATCAACAAAAACAAGGAGGACTAACCATGCCCAAGAACGCAAGGCTCCTGCGGTTGAGCCTCACAAACTACCGCAACATCGAGCACGCCGAACTCGACTTCTCCGGACGCAACTCCGCCATCGTCGGGGAAAACCACGTCGGCAAGACCAACACGCTCGAATCGCTCTTCGTGCTCCTCGACGACTCCCTGCTCAACGGATCGTCGAACCTGCCGTCGATCAAGCCTCTGGCCGACACCAAGCGCGTCACGTCCATCGAGGCCACGTTCGACGTCGACGGCGAGGAGTTCGCCGTCCGCAAGGACTACGGCGAGGATTGGGTCAGGGCGCGCGGAACCGACACCCTCACGATGAAAGGCCACTTCCAAACGCTTTACATCCAAGGAACGAAGATCGAGCGCACCAAGGACTTCTACGCCCAAATCCGCGAGAAGTTCGGCATCCCGGCCGACTCCAACGACAAAATCGACTACGTGCGTATGCTCCTCGCGCCGAACTACCTCGGCGACATGGGCGAGGGGAAGGACTGGACGGCCCTCCGCGCCTTCGTCATCAAACTGGTCGGGGACGTGAGCGACGCGGACGTGTTCGCCGCCAACCCACAACTCGCCATCATCGAACCCGAACTCAAGGCGCAGAACGGCTCCGTGGACAACCTCAAGCGCAAACTGAAGCAGGAGTGCGACTGCCTCGAAATCACCATCACGCAGAAGGAAGCCATCGTCTCCTCGCTCGAAAAGACCGAACGCCCCACCGACGACGACGTGGCCATCGCAAAGCGCGCCATCGAGGAAATCGACTCCGCTATCGCCGCGCTAAGGTCGGGTAACGGAACGGACGTGGCCTCCGAGGAAATCCAACGGAAACTCTCCGACGCGCAAGCCGACCTAATCGCGGAGCACGCTAGAGCGGCAAAAGAATACGTAGACCCTTACGCCGCCAAACGCGAAGAACTCCGCAACAGGCACGCCGCCAACGTCAAGCACATGGACGATTGCGTCCGCGAAAAGTCCTCCGCCACGCAAGAAATCTATAATTGCAGCGTCCGCATCAATTCCCTAGAAAGGGAACGCGCCAACTACGACAACGAGAAGATGGTTGAGCGAATCCGCGAATTGCGCGACGCCGAAATCGAAGTCGTGGACACCTGCCCCTTATGCGGTCAGCCGTTGCCGACTGAAAAGGTGGAAAGCGCTATCGAAAAGGCGAAGGAAAAGCGCGACGCCGAAATCTCCGACCTTACCGCCAAGTGCAAGGCGAACAAGGCCAAACGCGCCGAAATCGACCAGAAGATCATCGACGAGAAAAAGGCCGTGGCGGACTTTCAGGACAAGGTCGAGTTCTTCGAGAAGGAAATCGAAGAAACCAACAAGAACTACGATGCCATCTGCGAAGAGGCCAAAGCCCTTCCCGAACGCGGCGAAATCGCCGAAACCGAAAGGGAGAAGGAACTCCGCGCCAGGGCCGAAAGCCTGAACGAACAACTCAAGCAAAGCCGCTCCGCGTTCCAAGCCGGGTTGCAGGACACCAACGCCCAAATCGCCGCCAAGCAGGACGAGAAAACCCCGTATCAGAAGGTACTCGACGACCTCGCCTACTACGAACGCCAAAAGGCGAAACTCGCCACCGAACGCGACGAACTTTCCGCGAAGAAGAAGGAACTCGCGACCGCCGAGCAGAAGCGCGAGTGCGCCGTCCAGTTCCTATACGCGAAACTCAAACTCCTAGACGAGAACGTCTCCAAGGTCTTCGGCAAAATCAAGATCAAACTCATCCAGGAGAACATCAACGGCGGATTCGACCCCGTATGCAAGCCCTACATCTACGACTCGGTCAAAGGCGAAAGCACCGGCGTGTCTTGGGCGGCAGGATCGAAGTCCGAACGGGTGGAGACGGGCATCGCCATCTGCGAGGCCATCAAGGAAAGCCTCGGCCTACCCGACCTCCCGTACCTCTTCGACGAGGGCGGCGAAATCTCCGCCGACACCTTCGCCACGCGACTCAAGACCGAGGCGCAACTCGTCTGCGTCAAAGTCCGCGACGGAATCGACAGGCCGACGGTGCTTCCGCTATAAGCGGAGTGCCGAATATGGCCTACGTGATCGTAGAATTAAGAAAACGAAAGGAGCCAAAGAAAATGGCAGAAACCAAAACCAACCAAAGGCCGAAGGTTCCGACGGTGGCGGGCAACGCGCCCGTCTCCGTCTCCGACCCGCGCTTCGGCAACCTCACCCCAGCCCGCCAGCAGGAGGTCATCTCCGCCGAGTTGTTCGGCAAGGCGGCCAACATGGACTACGAATACTCCGAATATGGGAAGAAATGCGCGCTGAACGCAATCGTCTACGCCCAGTCCTTCCTCCGCGAGAAGGGCAAGACGCTCACGGACATCGACCTCGACCTCTTCCTCGCGTCGCTCCACAACATCGCCGTGACCGAAATCAACCCCGCAACCATTCCATCCGAAGCCTACTGCGACATTCGTGGGAACATCCTAATCTTCAAGCCGCAGGGCGTGGGAAACGAACGCCTCGTCCGCAAATTCGGCGTCGGCATCAAGCCCGAGACCGGCTTGCACAAGGCTTGGGTGATCCGCGAGGGCGACGACTTCTCCATGCCCCAGTTCGACGGCCTAG